CATTCTTTAGAACAAGATGGGACTGGATGGTCATGCAAATAAGCATCCAGCTTTTCATCCACAATGGGCAAGGCCTTAGGAATATGGACAGAGAGCTTCTTGAGATTAATGGGAACCTGTCCAACAAACTTGTGCTTGTGATGAGCACCAGGTTTGGGCCCATGCCTCGGGCCAGGGTTCTGAATGTCGGCATTGGCTTGAACCAGAAGTGATTGAGTAATCCTCCTGGTGTCACATATGTGGTCCAATGCCCTAAGATCCCTCGCTCTCTCACGCTGGGCGGTTTGAACCCGCCTGGCCTTTGAGAGCACTTTTGCCTCGTCTAGCCTACGTTCTTCGGCGACAAGGCCCCCCTTTGCGTTCTTGGCCTTGGGACGGTGTCCTCCTTTAAATTTAAAGGATTTTTCCTTCCCATGCAGAGTATGGGTCCTCTGCTTAGCACGCTTCTCCAGCTTATCTGTATGCCAGTCATAAGCTGTTTCAAAATCAACCTGCTCAGAATTAAGACCACAAAGTAAAACTTGTTGCTTCTGCTTTTGAATTTGGCGTTTATCGCGAGCAGAGGTTTTTACTTTGGTTGTGGCCATGGCTGTATTCGGTTGATTCACAGACTGCACTGTTACGGGTCCCCGTTACAGGACCCTTCTAATCAACCTTGGTAATTAAAATGAGTTTCCAGTCACCACCGATAAGAGGACAGTCTCTAAGGGCCAAATGTGTTTGTCTTGAACAGGATATACAAGGCTTTATGTAGTCCTGGCCGCCGACGCCCAACAAGAAACCCACGACTGTCGCGCCTCCTAAAGATAATGACTTTGGCTACATTTCATCCGCCAACGTCAATTACAGGTGTGGCTCTACTAGCACTACCTACATCCCCCACCTGAGTGGTCCCGACAGTTAGACAAAATCTATTCCATATAAATCCTACGGTATTCACCATTTAGGGGAGAAACAACCCAAGTGACTGATAGGCAATATGGAACATATGACTGATGTCAACCGTTCGAGCTTTGGCCTCATAACTGAGGTCAGCAGTTTAACGAGATGCCACCTCAGCAATTTTCAGCGTCGTCTTGAGTATATGACAATAAATAAAATAACCCTAACCCAGGCAGCATGCCCATCATTCCGCGTCGTAGAACAACCCGCCGTGCGATCTACTGAGATCAAGCACCGGTTGAACCCTAGCGGTGGAAGCATAGTCGGAGTTAAGTGAAATTAAATTCAAAGCCAACTCAAAATATATTTAAACACTGTGATTGCTAAAAATAAACAGGTCCC